GCCTAATATAAGCCTCACAGTCAGCAATACTGCCTTGATGTAAAACACTTTCATCTTCGTATTTGTAGCGATCATCGTCGCTTAGGTAAAACTCAACCACCTGATAGGTGTCATCTGACAGGTGCCTAACTTTCAATCTACTCATCACTCTCTCCCGTTGTCGTTAGATTCTGGATTATTACCGTTATGTGTACTGCGCCGCCATGCGCGTTAATAAAATCTACCACCAAATCTATTGGTACATATCCGTACACACTGCTAGTTCTGTCTTGACTGTCCCAGTCGCCATCAAAATACTCTTTCCATGATTCAGGCGGCGAAACACTTGGGAAACCTACCTCAACCGCGTAGTAAGTCGCTCGGTTCACTCTTGGCTTACAGTAATGGCCTTCGCTGGCTTGCACACTCAAACTCTCCCCGTCTTTGCAGGTAATTCTTTTAGCTATAGGTTTTATCTCAAAGCCGTGGCTGGCATCAATATCAGCGCATAACAACTTATTTAACTCTATTGCGTTCATCTCATCCATCACTCTCTCCCGTTGTCGTTGTTTATTTTTTCTTTTTGTAATTCCGTTTACGGTTAGCAGAAGAACTCTCTACCTTATACCCATCTTTGTTCGAGCCACCTTTAGACAAGGCTTTGTTGTGCGAGACATCTTTACCCTCACGTTTATCGGCACGTCCGTCACCGTTCTTGTCGCCGCCATTCTTCTTGGCTTTTTTATCTAACGCACGCCTAGCTCGTTGGCGTTCCATCCTCGCTGCGTGTTCTTTCGTGCCCACGGCGGGGTTCTTCTGTGACTTGCGGTCTGCTGGATTCTTGTACGGCATTTTTAGTTACCTCGTTGTGTTTAAATATGCGATCAAACTCTACGTTAAATCGCTCTAAGTTTGCTGGTCTTTGTCTACTACCCTTACTCATTTATTTCTCCCGTTGTGCGGACATTCTAAGACATCGCAATGCCTGTAACACAGCCCACTTGTTTTAGCGTTCCAAACGTCGTTATCGAGCGCTGATTTCATTTGTAGGAACTCGTTGTTCCACTTGTACCACTTGTCCCCGGCCCGGGTAGAACTAACCTCATTAGTGATAAGTTCTTTTGCTACTAGGAACAGTAAGCCCCCCTTCACTCGCTCAACTTCTGGAAAGTGTTTGAATACTGCAAGAGCCATCAACTCCAGTTGTCCCTTGTCAGCGTACTTGGTGTTCTTCCCTGTTTTGTAGTCAACAACCCACGCTAACTTGTCTTCCCTGTTCAAGATAATAAGGTCAGCGATACCTCTGAACCACGCTTCGTCATCTTTGAATCCACACGGGCGACGATCTTCAGTCAGCCCTAGTTCGTACTCACACAACTTCTCACCCTTAATATCTTTGAGAGCTTCCAGCGCAGGGATAACATACTCGTACTTTTTAGGCACGGGTTTGTCATCGCGTATGTACTCCTCGCAGGCAAGGTGAACGTCTGTCCCGTAACGCATCGCTTCTGTTTCGACAGTCGGATATTGCTGCAATATCTTTGTGTGGTAGAACTGCTTAGGACATTGTTGAAACGCTTTTATCTTGCTGAACGACCACGGGACGATGTTACCTTTACTTGCCATTTTCGAACTCCTGCCTCAGTTTTAAATATCGGTCATAAGCAACATAAGCAGCAACAGCAGTCTCCAAAAAAACATCAGCAGTAAGAGCAGTTTTCCAAGAAGAATAAGAATAATCATAAACGGCCACCCATTCAGCCTTAGCCTTCTCAACTTCTTTTTTAGTTACCATTTTCGAACTCCTGCCTCGCTCCCGTTTCAGTTTGTTGTATTTACCCCAAGCAGCATTCGCATTATTCTCAGCAGCCTCAACATCAACAGCAAGAGCATCAGCAGCAGCATCAGCGGCAACAGCAGCAGCCTTAGCCTTCTCAACTTTTTCTTTAGTTACCATTTTCGTACTCCTGTTTCAGTTTGTTGTATTTATCCCAAGCCTCGTCAGCAAAGTCAGCAGCAGCTTTAGTATCATCCCAAGCAGCAGCTTTAGCATTTAACTCAGCAGCTTTAGCAGCAGCATAATAAGCAGCATAAGCAGCATAAGCAGCATCATAAGCCTTCTCTACTTCTTCTTTATTTACCATCTTCATACTCCTTTCTTAGTTTCATGTGTTTCTTCGCGGCATCAGTTTCAGCAGCAGCAACAGCAGCCTTAACACGAGTAGCATTATCAGCAGCCTTAGCAGCAACACGGGAAGCATCAAAAGCAGTCTCCCATTCAACCTTCGCCTTATCAACATCTTTTTTAGTTACCTGCATCACTCTCTCCCTTTGTTTCATCGTACTTGCGGTCTGCGTCAATTTCTTCTTGGCACGTTACGCATGTTAGTGGGTTCGGCATGGGGTCTAGTGAGACCAGATCCCCGCAGTGTTGGCAGTCAAAGTGATCTTCCATTATTCGCAATCCCCATAAGCCCTAGCCGCACCGCTCTCACATTCTAACGGTAGTCCTTCACACCATGCAGGTACGTGACGCATACACTGCTCCACATACGCTTGCCCCTCGGACAACTCGTCATCAGGTACGGCAACGATAAGACTATCGTGTACTGTCATAAGTACTCGGTAACGCTTCTCTATAAGTAAAAACTGTTCGCCGATAATAATGCGTGCAAGTGCTTGGCAGATGTTCTCTGTCATCGCGCCACCATAGATACGTGCTCGGCCTTTACGTGTTTTGTAGCTGAACTCCTTACCCTTCTCACCTTGCTCGTAGTCCAGTTCGTCGTACCGTATAGCAAGACCGTTAGGTAGCATGACACTAGTTCTGTCTACGGTAATGAGGCCGTTCTTACCTATAGTGCAAGGTTCTCGGTTGAACATCTTCACTAACATGTTCTGGCAGTCACGCCAAAACTGCACGATCTTCCAATTCTCCTCACGATAGATTTTTATAATGCGTTGTGCTTCTGGTAAGTCTATGACAACTCCTGTCTGTGCGCGTAGCTGTTCTTTAAAACGTTGCGCTGCCATACCATACCCCGCGCCCAGTATCGTAGTCTTGCCGACAAAACGCTGCTCCTTAATAATGTCTTTCTCCTCAAACACCCCGTATATCTTAGCGGCCATCTTTTTATATACGTCTTTCTTATCACGGAACGCTTGGACTAAATCTTCTTGCCCTGCTAACCACGCCAACACCCGCGCCTCTATCTGCGACGAGTCACAGTCAACTAATGTGTATCCTTTGGGAGCGAGTATACCTTTCTTGAGTTTCTTACCGTCCTTACCACGACTCGGTAAGTTCTGTAGGTTTATCTTATCATCACCACCCCACCGCCCAGTATGTGCGGCGTAGTACTTAATAGGTACAGGAAGTAGTCCTCGTTTGGATATACCGATAAACCTTTCAGTGCGAGTTTCTTCTAACGTAGACTTAGTACCTAGCCTTGCAGCGACTAACGCTTGTACTTGTGGGTCAGGATGTTCGGATAAGGCAAGAAACGCTTTGTCAGTTTTCGCAAACGCGAACGTTTCTTTACCCGTACTAGGACTAATCTTTCGTGGCGGGGCTACGCCCTGCTCGGCCAACAACCTAGCGAACTTAGGATTACTCATAAGTTCTTTCTTGTCAGTGGCGCAGTTCTGTAGCAGTTCTTCTTTGCGAGTCTTAACGTCCTGCAAGTGCAGGTTGAGCATAGTGCCGTCAAGTTCTAGTACTGGCTCGACAAACATACGTAGGGTAGCATGTATAAGCCTTAATTCAGACTTGGGGAAATTCTTACCCATGAGTCTAAACAGTCCAAAACATATCTCAACGTCGTCTACGCAGTAGTCACCATATGCAGATAACTCTGCTACGGTAAAATCCTCTCGTCGCTTACCCTTGGCGTCCGCGACCGCAGTTCCCTTGAGGCGAAGCCTATAACGCTCGGCAAGGACTTTGAGAGAGCCACCAACTTCAACCCCGTGAAGAGCGCGGGCAATGCACAAAGTACAGGAATATCGGCTAAGAGAAATACCGTAATGCCAACTAAGAATAGCACAATCGAACATAGCATTGTGAGCGACCACAAGGCTGTTCGCCCAGTCAAAGGTGTTGAGGAATTGTTTTGTCTCTTCGTAAGTACCACTCGCCCATTGTGTTGGTTGGTTGTTTACTTTCACACCCACGCCGATAACTTCAAACCGTTCGTCGCGTATGTATTCTTCTGTGGTCATCTTTTTAAATAACGAGAAGTCCTTATCGTAGTACGTCTCGAAGTCTATGGTTATCAAGTCCATCACTAGACCCCCCGCGTTTTGGCAGCAGCTTCGCCACTTAATGCAAAATACGCAGCACCGTCTTCGTAGTTATCTTGTCTATATCCGCCTTGTTGGCTACGTACAGCCTTCAACAAGGCCATGAATAACCACCCACGTTCTTCTGTATCTATGCGACCGTCGCCAGTAACAGCGTTGAATGCGTCCACTGTAGCAGCCATAGAACGTTCACCTTCGGGTTTATCGTACGTATCCGCACGATCTTGCATATGCGCTGCGGCTGCCGAAAGAAATTCGTGTGCCTGCGGGTTTTTTGAGACCTGTTCCTCCTCGATGATGTCGGATGCCTTGCGTCTTGTAAGACGACTTTTAGTAACGACGCGATCAGGTATTGTTTTGCCTGTAGTAGCTTTCATGTCATTCTCCCAAATGATAGTTACTGATCAGTAACTTTAAAGATTCTCTAAATTAAAATCAAACTCCAGTTGGTTAGGGTCTACATACTCACCGTTAAGCATAGCTTTCACGTCGTGCATGTTCTCCTCGTTGACTACCTCCGATACTCCCCCGCTCACGAGTATGTGATACAAGTTCTTCTCTTGCAGTGCGGTTGGTTTGTTCTTCCCCGCCTTGCATTCAAACGCAAAGAACTTCCCCTCGTAGCACCCAACTATGTCCGGCACTCCGCTCTTACCATACCCGCCAGTGGCAGGGTAGAAGTAGTAACAATCCAACTCCTTTAGGTAGCTAGTTACTACCTTTTTTACTTTCGCTTCCGGTGTCATCGCCATCTACAGCCTCCGATAATATTTTATGGACTTCTTCTAACGCTACAGCAATACGGTGCAGAGAGTTGTCCGCACGAAGTATTGCCTTTAACGCTGCGTGTTCATCGCCGTTATTTTTCATTTACATCCTCTCCCTCAATCGTTAGCCAATAGCAATCACGCGAGGAGCGTCTTCCCACTCGCGCAATAAACTCTCCACTACCATCCTCGTCGTCCATAACTTTAAGCACAGCAATTTTCTTTTGTGCCCACTCGGGCAGTTCACCAAAGGAATCGTATGCCGCTTCAATGGGTATGTCAACACTTTTGCACGTCGCGTCGTTTGCCATCAAGACACACCTAATCTTACCATCAAAAAACGACACTACCCAAAAGTCGTTAGTGATAAAACTTTTATCAGATTTAGA